CTGACCGACTTCGTATTTTTGGTGATGCTGATACAAAATTAGAGCATAAAGGCTGCTTCTTTAATAGAATGTTAAGAACCCTCGTAGCAGGCGGCCCTGTTATTGCACTTAATTTATTAAATGTTGACAAATCATATTCAGGTCCAGATCAAGTTAACCTTGCTGCAATGTCTATGGATGCAGGAACTGCAAATCCACGTGTTGCTGATGCAGGAACATATGGTGAATATGACTATTTAGCAGAGTCTATCGACAGTTCAGTATATGGGACTAAAAAAGGCGATAATCTTCCTTATGTTGGTAAAACTCCATTTGCAAGTGTATATAACAGATCACGTTTCTGGGTTCCAGATAAAGATTTGTTAAATGCTGAAGCTGCGCGTTTATTAAATGCATAGGAAAATCCAACATCATACTCATTTGAAAATAGCAACTTGCTTAATTTTGTAAATGTTGGTACAGAAGAAATTTCTATTTTGGTATTTAAACCAACTAGTATGCCTGGGTATGAAGTAACTGCTGAATCATGGTTTGGCGGTCGTGAAAATATTCCATTTGGATGGGTTCGTCCATATGATAATATTTCTGATTACTTCCTTCAAGTAGTTTGTGTTAAAGGTAACTGGTCTAATTATCCAGTTCTTTCTACAGACCCAATATGGAAAGGATTCTTTAATAAGAACGGTATTATTAAGAGCCGTATTAATCAATTCATGAGTGCAGAAGGTGTTACTGTTTTAGGTTCATGGACAGGATGCATTATTCCAGACTTTACTGACAAGCAAGGTAATATGCTTAACCTTGAAAAGAAAGTCAATGCTGCTACTGAAAGAACCGGTTTGTTAATGGCATTTAATAATGATTTGGCAAATGTTCTTACATACGACTATTCTGGACTTGATACTACTTCTACAAATCCTGGTAAAGGATGTTGGGGATTAGATATTGATGGCAATAGCGAAGTCGGTGGCGGTGAAACTGAAGCTAAATATATCGTTGATATGGTTGGCCACCAAGTATTTATGGGTGCTGATAATATTTCTGGAGAAGATTGGAGTGAAGATGCATCTGCAATTGCAAATGATCCTTCAATTAGTTCAGAATATAATTGGGTACTTAATAAATCCCGTAATAAACGTATTCATGTAGATCCTTCATTGTTTATATTTGAGATAACAGATTCATCTGTAGATATTAGTGTATATAATGCATCTACTGAAGGTAATTCAAATAAGCTAAATCCGGGTATTTATGTAAATAGTTCATTATTTTATAATCCAGCTCCAAAAAATGCAGATGATACATCAGTACAATATTCAGCAGCTGCAATTTTAGATAAAATTATGGTGTCTAAAATATATGTTATTGCTAATAGTGGTACTGTTTCTAAACCTTCTGCATTAAATATTACTAAAGTGGATAAAGTAAAGACACCAACTGGTGTAGATGCTTCTGTATTCTTTACATTAAATGAAAAAGAATATTGTCAATTACTTACTATTAATATTGATGGTAGCACTAATATTATTAATAGTGTTAATGGTAATGGATTAAAAAAGAAAAAAGAAACTGTTGATGGATCTGTTAATGGTATTAATTTCTTATCATACAATTATGTTGCAAATGCTTCTAATAGTATTCAAGAAACTATTAATGCCGTTAAATATTTCAATGATCCTTCACTTTGGACTATTAATGGTTCGGTAGGTGAAATGCCTATTTCAGAAGATACTAAAAATATGTTTATCATATATAGTGCAGAAGAATGGGTAGACAGCAAAATTAAATTAGGTGATTATGTAAAAAATATTACATATGAAAATAATGAAGGTGAAACTGAAGAATATCAACTTATCCCAGGTTTAACAAAAGTAATTAGAAAACAATTTGTTACTTTTAATGACGGAGAAATTACATATCAAGGTAAAAAATATAAATTTAATGCAGAGTACACTGATGTAATTAATAATAAAAAAGGATTCTACTTAATTACTTGTACATCTCCAGTATTGATTAAAAAAGATAATAATAGTATTGATCGTTAGCTTCCAATTTCTGATGATAGAATTTCAGGTTCATTGAGATTTATTCCAATGAAAGGTTTGACAATTACTTCTAAACATCGTCCTGGATATGATGCTAATGGTAATCTTAATATCGAAGAAGGTATTGAAAAAGTTTATTCAGTATTGAATGATGAAGGTATCAAACGTGGTTTAATGAATCCTGCAATGGTTGATTATCGCTACATTATCGACTCAATGTCATATGGTCTTGCACCAGAACTTGGTGGTAAAGTATGGTTATCAAGAATAGCTGAAGAAAGAGGCAAATGTACTGCAATTCTTAACTTGCCATCAGCAAAACAATTTGCAGTAAGTTCTAATCCTTACTTCTGCGATACTTATACTCCAGGTGCTGAAGCTCGTCCATCAATGAATACTAAATATATTCCTGAAGGCGGTAATACTGAAATGGGTTCAACTGTTATTTTCAGCTTACCAAGTGAAGAAGATGGTGCTAAGTTTACTGCTTGCTTCTGGCCACACTTGATTTACCAAGAGAATGGTAAAGAGATTGTAGTTCCGCCAGCAGCTGATGTAGCAAATGTTTTGAATCGTAAATTTAATGGTATCAATGATCCATACGCAATTAGTGCTAACCAAAATGGTATATTATCTAACAGATATCTCAAAGGTCTTGAGTTCTTAGCGGATTTAACAGATCGTGAATATCTTGAACCATTCGGTGTTAATACAATTATTAAGGATCAAGGTTCTATCATGATTTATGGTAATCAAACAGCTTATCAGGCAATGAAGTCAGACTTTAATAAACTTCATGTTCGTGAAAATCTTAACACTGCTGAAATTGAATGTGAGAAAGTTCTTAAGAAATATAACTTTAAATACAATACTCCTGCAGTTCGTGCAAATATTGTTCAACAGCTTACTCCAGTTCTTTCTGCAATGCAAATTTCTGGAGCATTAGTTAAATATGAAATTATTTGTGATGAAACTAATAACACTCCAGATGTTATTGAAGCAGATGCATGTGTTGTAGAAATCAACTTGTGGATGAATCACGGAATGGAGAAAATTATTCAAAAGTTCACACTTCAACGTTTATCGGATCAATAATTCTGAAAAACATAATAAAGAAAAGAGAATCAAAGAAATTTGGTTCTCTTTTTATTTTATTAAAATTAAACTAAAATTAAAAATAAAGGAACCAAATTAAATGATTCCTTTTATTTTAATTAAATATCAATATTTATTAGTGTAGAATTAATACCATATTCTTCAAGTGTTGTAGTCCAATCACATTCTCTCCATTCATATGGAAATGTATACCAGCCTTTATTTGCTACATATAAATTTAATTCATAATATTCACTAATTAATTTTTTTAATGAAGGAATAATACCGCATGGTTTATCATCACCATAATAATTACGTGTCATAAAACAACTGGGGTGTTCTTGATGAATAATTTCTCCATTTTTAATAACATAAAGGTATGCTGCATCACATGATAAATGATCACTATACACAAAATATATTCCATCTCCATTTTCAATAAGTTGTTTTTTAATATCATTTAATGAATCTCTTAATGAAGTTGTCTCATTCAATGCTTTCTTAACTTCTTTAGCCACTGATGCCATAATGCTTTCATATAAAGCTTTTTTGCTATCTTTTTTCATATATTTAATTATGTTTTTTATTTATACAATATATTTATTTAGATTAAACCATTCCAAATTTTTGTATATAATTTATAATATAAAAATGTTTTATTAAATAATGGAAACAAAACAAATAGATATTAAAGCATCACATATTTTAATGATTTCTGATATTCATTTTGGCACTCATGTTAATTCAGAAGAGTGGCAAGAGAATATGAAAAACTATTTCTATGACTTTTTTATTCCAAAGGTTAAAGAACTTAAAACCTCATTAAAAGATGGTGAGAGAATGATTCTGGTGAACCTTGGAGATACTTTTAATGATCGCAGAGCCACTGATATTAATGTTTATAATTTAGCAATTGATGTATTTGAAGATATTGCTAAAGAAATAGAAACTTATATTATAAATGGAAATCATGATTTAGCAAAGAAAACTAATACAGGAAATACTTCACTTCGTGCAATTCAATATATAAATAATGTTCATCTTATTACTGAACCAACTATATTGAATATAAATTATGAGGGTGTAAAACATACTAAAATAATTGCAATTCCATATTTAGGCGATCATTCACAAGAAACAAATTGTTTAATAGAAAACAATAAAGCCAAATATGCATTTATGCATACAGATTTAGCAAAAATGAGATTTGATAACGGAATGCTTATTACAGAAGGTGTAAATACAGATGCATTTAACGGAGTTGTTTATTCCGGACATATTCATAAACGGCAAGAAACAAAGAAATGTATATATGTTGGTTCACCATATCATATGGATAAAAAAGATATTGGAAATCAAAAAGGATTATATTTGCTTAATCTTAAAACTAATAAACATGAATTTATTGAAAATCATTATAGCCCAATATATCACAGTTTATTAATGGAAAAATATGTTGAAATGTCTATTGGAGAACGACAAGAATTCCTAAACAACAATTATAATTATATTATCATTAAAGAAGAAAACATTCCAGAATATAAAAAGAAATTTGATATTTATAATTTAGGAATTGGAACAACTGCAAAATTTGTTAAACCTGTTATCAGCAAACAAACACTAAATATTAATGTTGATGAAAATATAGAATATAAAGAAAAAACGACAGCTGAACTAATAAACGAATCTATTAATGATTTAGATGTCAGTGAAGAATTCAAATTGCAATTAATAAAAACAAGTGATCAGTATTTGAAAGATGCAGAAGCAGAAATTGCGAATGATTAAAAATAAAGGAACCTTTGAATTGAGGCTCCTTTTAATTATTATCTAAATGTTGTTTTCTTTCCGGAGTTAACTATAGATTCAATATAAGATTTATCATCTCTAGTTAATCTGTTAGTTGGAGATTCTGTAAAGCCCATATGCCATCCAAGCCATTGAACCAAATCTGCATACTGCTATCCATTATCATAATGTATATAATATTTAAAAGAATAGCGTTTTTCTTCAATATTTACACTAATACCATGGTTTCTTAACCATTTGATATGATTTTCTGCTGCAGCCATTGGAGAAGCAAATTCTCCAGCATCATAATTATAAGGAGAATATACAAAATCTGTTATAAAATCTCCAGATTTTTCTTCAACAGAAGTAATCTCTTTAAATTCACAGGTTCTTCTCAAAATCATATTAACATCCATTTGAATTTGAGCTTCAGAACGGGTTTCCCATTTCCCAGATTTATCAATTTCTGCACGAATTGCTTCTGGTGTTGCTGGAATTTCTCCATTATTAATTTTTTGAATTATTTCAAATTTAACTCTCTGACGTGGTGTTTTAATTTTATCAATTTGAATATATTGTTTCATTATATTCTATTTGTTCTCATTAACAGAATCATTAACAGAATTCTTATTAACTTTTTGAATTGAAATTCTAGGAGATTGCCCAAGAGAATTATCAATATCTAAAACATTTGAATTAACTAATAAAGAAATAACTTTAATAACTTCTTCATGAGTTTTGCATGTTACTCTGATAGAGCCAGAACCATAATTGTCAAATGCTGGTAATTTAGAAGATAATGCATCTAATGTTTTCTTATTCATTCCGTCACAACGAACTAAATAAATTTCGCCTGAAACTTCTTGGCTAACTGGAGCAATATCATCAACTTCATTCAAAGAACGTTTAACTTCTTTGGCAACTTGCTCCATTATTCTATTATATAAATCAGAATTTTTTTGCATAATTATAATATATACTTTATTTCTTTTATTATTTATTTAAGAAATAATTAAACAAAATAAAAAGAGAACCAAATTTCTTCGATTCTCTTTTTAATATTAAAGATCATCTTTATCTATTGTTCTATAGCATAATGGATATAAAATAGCATTAATTGCAAAAATTGGAGATACATGATGATCCAAATATACTCCATCAGTAATAGCATTCAACATAACTTGTAACTATCTTTCTGGTAGATTTTCTTTTATTATTTTTGCAATATTTAATCCAATTTCATTAATTTCATATCTTGAATCTGGAGATTTATCAATTTTCTATCCACGTTCATTTGTATAAACTTCTGGATATTCACCTTCATTCAATGCCTTTTTAACTTCTTTAGCAACAGAAGCCATAATGCTTTCATATAAAGCTTTTTTGTCTCTTTTCATATTCTATTATATTTTTTTTATACAATATATTTATTTAAGAAACAATTCATTATTTTTATATATAATAATTAAGTAAAATTATAATTAGATATGAAATTTAAATCAATTGAGTGGAAAAATATTAGATCATTTGGGGAAGAAATCCAAAAAGTTGAATTTATTGATGGAGAATTAGTCTTATTAAAAGGAATTTCTGGTTCTGGAAAATCTACAATTCTCTCTCTTCCATGTATAGCATTATTTGGAAAAACTCCTGGATTGACAAAATCTGCAATTCATAATCGAATTAATAAACACGGCTGGATTAAAGCAGTTATTGAAAAGGGAGGGCATGAATATATTATTGAACGCTCATTCACACCCAATGATTTGCAGGTTTTCCGAGATGGTGTCAATATTAATTCATATGGCACTTCATCTGCACAAGATTATATTGATAAAGAAATTGCAGATATTCCAATTAAAGCATTTTCTAATATGATTTCTATTTCTATGAAGAAATTCAAATCATTTTTAACTATGTCTCCGGCAGATCGAAAAGAAATTATTGATAGAGTTTTCAATCTTGAAGTTGTCAATA